ATGCCATAACTGGCAAACGACCAACGGGAGTGAAGTCCAATGAGCGAAGCGAATGAAGTTGATGGCGTTGTTATGCGCTGGTGTAGCGAGTTGCCAACAGTTGCAGATTTGAATGGAAAATCAGAGGAATATTACTGGATGCGCGGCGGAGAATTGAATAGGCTAGTTATTGTAAGATGTAACAATGGCGTTATATCGAGCGTCGATTACGGTGTGAGAAAGTTTAGAGCAGAAGTTAATTTTCAAGTTTTTGCTGAAAACTGGAGGAGCTGCATTTGGCGTGATGATTTTCCCGAAGGCTTTGAATTTTATGGGCCAATTGCGAGGCCATTCGCATAACCCCGCTATTTTGCGGCAGAATGTCCGCCAACAATGCTGTTGTTAGGCTGATTTTAACTTGGAGATTGTGAAATGAAACCACAAGAGTTTACTGAATTTGAAAAAGCAAAGCCAGAAAAGAACAAGCACTTGATTGTTACAAATAATATAAGCGCAACCAATGCGCATGGGGAAATGTCGCACGTTTGGCTGACTACTTTCTGGTGCGAAAGTGAAAAGTATGACTGCATAACAACCTTTGATGAAGGTGACAGGCAAATACTTGGACTGACTCACTGGAAATACGCCTAACCGTAGCTGTAAACGGTTGCGAAGCAATCCGATGAACGAAGTGAATGTATTTAACAGCGTTGTTATACGCTAAGGAGAACGATTATGAAGAATGCAAGATATATGCGAGTTGATGCAGGTGTGCGTTACTGGGAAGATGCAGAAATAAATGGCGAAAGCAAGGAAGACGGTAGCAATGTGCCATTCAAGAATGGGGGAAGCTGGCAGCCTGTAATTGACTTAATTGATGGCCGAGTTGTTGGATGGCCTGAAGATACAACAGCAAGCTTTCATTTTAAAGTGTGCGATGCTGGGAATTATTATTTGCTTGATGCTGATACAAATATGATAGCAGAAAAACTAAATGGTTATGTGCCGGATGGCTTATGTCATGGAGATAATGGCTACGGTGATTACATAATTTTTAATGTAGACAAATACGGTAAAATTGATAAGTACCGTTTGAATATTGATGACGATGAATGGGTGTGCGTATAACCGTTGCGTAATGGGCTGCGATAGCAGTCCAGCGAAGCGACATTAACGCGGTTGTTATAAACCGGAGTATTTATGAAAGTATTAATTGCATGTGAAAGTAGCGGAACAGTGCGCAATGCGTTCAGGGCGCTAGGGCATGATGCCTGGAGTTGCGATTTACTGGATGCTGATGACGGTAGTCAATACCACATAAAAGGCGATTGCATGACAGCAATACATGGCTATAAAACATGGGATTTGTTAATAGCACACCCGCCATGCACTTACTTAAGTGTTAGCGGGATGCACTGGACGACACGAGGATTGCGTGACCCACAACTAACAGAGGATGCTTTTGAGTTTGCGCGGTTACTATTTGATGCGCCTATTGATAAAATTTGCATTGAAAACCCTGTTAGCATTATAAGCAGTCGAATTAGAAATCCAGACCAAATTATACAGCCGTATCAGTTTGGCCATGACGCAAGCAAAAAAACATGCTTGTGGCTTAAGGGATTGCCGTTGTTGCAGCACACAAATTTTGTTCCTGGGCGTGATGTAGCCGGCAAAAAACGCTGGGCAAACCAAACTGATAGCGGTCAAAATAAATTGCCGCCATCAAAAGACAGATGGAAACTGAGAAGCAAAACTTATGAAGGTATTGCTAAAGCGATGGCTGAACAGTGGGGCGAAATAGGTTTATAACCATGCTTTTTAGCGGCTCGCAGAGTCCGCGCTAGAAAGCTGTTGTTAGGCGTGCTTTTGGAGAAAAATTATGCGTGGTGAAGAAATAGCACTGCAAGCAATGAAAAAAGAACATGCTAGACTTAGAAAAATTGCAGATAAAGCAAAAGCTGAAGTTGATGCGTATTGTTCGGTAGGTAGTGAAATGCTTTCTATTTACGATGAATTACGAAAAATAATCGAATCGAAAGAAACAGGTAAACACATTCTTGATAAGTTAAGCACATTGCAAAAGCGAGAGAAAGCAGCAAATAAATTAATGGCAGCAGACTTTACAGCAATAAGCGAAAGGCAGTATGTAGCTGAAAGCAACGCAATGGCAATTGCTGGTGAAATATCAAGGCTTGAATTTAGGCTAAATTTGCGAAATGGTAAGTACGCCTAACCCCAAGCTAACAGGTGAGCGAATGAACAAAGTGAATGAAGCGAGTCCAGCGAGTGAAACGAGCGATGTTGAGCGAGTTGTTATGTGTCAAAACCCAACATTGCCGAAGGGTAAAAAATACAAAGAAACGCAGTACTCGACTGTTAAAACACGCAGCGGGAAAGAATCTGTTCCGTTCCTTGGATTACCATGCGGGATACATACGGTGCGCTTTTATAACGACAAAGGCGAGATGACGGTAAAAATTAAAACTTGGCTGTCTATGTCCGGGTACGCTTGGTGTGTACTTTGACACATAACCCCTTGCTTTGCAGTGACGAGCAGAGCGAGGAATCCAGCCCGAAGGGCGAGCAACAGCATGTTGTTAAACGAGGTAGGTATGAGCGAAAATATTCTTGGAATTGTTGGGATACTGGCAACTTTAGCATGGACGGCGTATATAGTTTTTGCTTCACGATATACATATCCGACAAATTGCAAAACAAAACGTGAACAGTTGATAAACAAGCATGGAACACTTGCTGAATTTACAACTGCGGTAAGATTAGCAGAAGAACAATTGTTTTGTACTACTGCTGAAGCAGATTTGGCTATTAAAAAATATAAAAACGAACTTGATGAATGTGAACAATAGTTCGTTTAACCAAAAATGTAACCGGTAGCGCAGCGTATCCGGTTGACATAGTTGTTATGCGCTGCACAAACTAACTTAACTTTATAGGTGATTTATGACCGAACAAGCAATTGAACAAGAGATACAAGATAAAGGATTAACCGCGCCACGGTTAACGCCGGAACTGATTGACGCGGCAATACTTGATGAAGATTATCATGTGTTTGAAAAAACCTGCCTAACCGTTTGCTGCCTTACTTTGCAAAATGGATTTACTGTAACTGGTGAAAGTGCGTGTGCAAGCCCTGAAAACTTTAACGCTGAAATTGGCAGAAAGATTGCCCGTGAAAATGCGCGCAATAAAATCTGGATGCTTGAAGGTTATCTGCTTAAGAATCGCCTTTTTGTTAAGAAGAATTCTGGCGTTAGTGCTTTATTAGGTTAATAACGTGCGCCGCTACCAATGGGCGCATAACCCTGCTATTTTACGGCTGAAAGTCCGCGCAACAATGCGTAGTTAGGCGCGAGGAGAACGATGATGGAAGATAAAATTATACAAGTAAGCGGTTTTGGAGTTGAGTATAACAGTGCGACACAGTGCAATTATTTGCTTTGTGCGCTAACCGAATCTGGAAAGGTTTTGTTATCAACTGGTGATGGGGTGTGGATCGATGTAAGCCCTAAACCTGCAAGCACTAAGGCTGTGAAAGATTATGGCTTTTGTACATATGGAAGCACATTTCCGTGCAATCCTGCATGTGAGAATGGGTGCGTATAACACTTTATTTAATGAACATGCCTACATTTAGACAGGTTCGTTAAATACGGGAACGTAATTTTTAAGTGGTTGTTTTATAAATAATTTAATTCAAAAAGGTTCGTTAAATATGGCAAAATATGAATGACGATGCTAAGGCGCTGTATATGATGCTGCTTGGCTTCGATGAAATTGATTCGGATATTCAAACAGAACAGAATTATGATTTGTTTGCTGAAGGTAATGTAGTATAATAAACACATCCTTGGCAGGATATTAAAGAGTAAGGCTTGTTGTGCGTTCTGGGGGTAACTCTACCCTTCTGCCAACACCTCGCGAGAGGTGAGAACGTACAACAGGCCTTTTTTTATGGGTGAGATAAATGGAATATGAAGAGTTCTTGGCTAGAAAAACAATACAGCCAATTATTAGCGGGCATACTGCTACTGATTTAAATTCTAACTTATTCGACTTCCAAAAGGTAATAGTTGAGTGGGCTTTAAGACGTGGGCGAGCTGCTATATTTGCTGATACTGGATTAGGAAAAACACTAATGCAAACATCGTGGGCTGATAATGTAGTAAAGCACACTGGAAAGAATGTGCTTATTGTTGCGCCTCTTTGTGTTGCGCATCAAACAGTCAATGAGTCATCAAAGTTTGGCATTGATGTTAATTACACTCGCAGTCAGGATGGCGTGAAAGATGGAATAAATATAACCAACTATGAAATGCTAGAACATTTTGATATCGATGAGTTCATTGGCGTAGTTTTGGATGAATCTAGCATTATAAAAAACCGTGATGGAAAAACTAGAAACGCACTGATTGAATCATGCCGCAACGTGCCGTATAAACTTTCATGCACTGCTACTCCAAGCCCTAATGACTTTATGGAATTGGGCAACCAGGCAGAATGGTTAGGCATTGTTACTATGGTTGAGATGTTAGCAATGTTTTTTATCAATGATGCTGGAGATACTGGAACATGGATATTAAAAGGGCATGGGAAGGTTAAGTTTTGGGAATGGTTGGCTACATGGGCAATTGTGATTAAAACGCCATCGGATTTGGGATTTGATGGCGATAAATACATATTGCCAGAATTGAATATCATATCTCACGTTGTTGAATCAAAAGTCACTAACGGGTTGTTTGCTGATATTGCTATGGGATTGATGGAAAGAAACGCAGCAAGAAAAGAGAGCATTGATGACCGCGTTGCAAAGTGTGCTGAGATAGTTAATAACACCACAGGTCAATGGGTAGTGTGGTGTAATCGTAATGAAGAATCAGAGAAGCTTTGCGCGGCCATTGCAGGATCAAAAGACGTGAAAGGCTCTGATAGTATCGACTACAAGGAAAAGACAATAGACGCATTTACAGACGGATCATTACGAGTATTGATAAGCAAAGCATCCATTTGCGGTTATGGCATGAATTGGCAACATTGCAATAATACTGCATTTGTTGGTTTATCTGATTCATGGGAATCTTATTATCAGGCTATACGCAGGTTTTGGCGATTTGGTCAAAAGAATGCCGTAAATTGTCATGTTATTAGCGCTGAAAGTGAAGGGGCGGTAGTTGAGAATATCCGCAGAAAAGAAGAACAAAATAAAACAATGTCAGATGAAATGGTGATACATATGAGCACATACGTTAAAAATGAAGTATTTGGAATTGAACCACAAAAGGCAGAATATGAGCGCCGCGTTCATCATGGAGATGGATACACATTGCACAATGCTGATTGCATAGAATTAGCACGTGAGATTGAATCTGATAGCGTAGGATTTACTATTTATTCACCGCCTTTTGCTTCATTATTTACTTATTCAAACAGTGATAGGGATATGGGTAATAGTAAAGGCGAGGGGGAATTCTTCCAGCATTTCAGTTATTTGGTTGATGAATTGTTACGGATAACTATACCAGGACGGTTAATGGCTGTTCACTGTATGCAATTGACAACATCAAAGGCTAACGATGGCTTTATCGGCATTCGTGATTTTAGAGGAGATTTAATCAGGATGTTTATTGATAAAGGATGGATTTACCATAGTGAAGTTTGCATCTGGAAAGATCCAGTAGTAGCAATGCAAAGGACTAAGGCATTAGGACTATTACATAAAACGATTAAGAAAGATTCTTCAATGTCACGTCAAGGGTTAGCTGATTATTTAATTGTGTTTAGAAAGCCAGGCCAAAACATAGTACCTATTTCACATACGCCTGAACAGTTTCCAGTTGATATGTGGCAGCGTTATGCAAGTCCAGTGTGGTTTGATATCAACCAGACTCGAACTTTGAATTTCAGAGAAGCCAGAGAAGAAGATGATGTAAAACATATATGCCCATTGCAACTTGATGTGATTGAGCGGGCTTTAGAGTTATGGAGCGCGCCTAATGATTTGGCATTTAGTCCTTTTTTGGGTGTAGGCTCAGAGGGTTATTGTTCAGTTAAAATGGGCAGGAGATTTATAGGTTCAGAATTAAAGCCTAGCTATTTTGATCAAGCTGTTAAAAACTTAGCTGATGCTAAACGTGATACTTTAGATTTATTCTCACAGTTATAGTATAATAGTTCTGCGCCCGCTGTTCACAGTGTTAAAAGTGGTTTCCCTAGTTTCCATGGCGCGCTCCAAAAATAACCAGGGGGAGCTTAAACATTAAAACACTATGGGCAGGTTATGCATTATTACCGCTTTAACATTGGCGATTATAAAAGCCACACATCTCATTTAGACCCACTTGAAGACATAGCGTACAGGCGAATGCTTGACTATTGCTATTTAAACGAAATTGGGTTACCTGAAAACATAGAAGAAATTGGCCGGTTAATATCTATGCGAACGCATTGCGAATGCATTGCGAACGTACTGCGAGAGTTTTTCTATATTGAAAATGGCGTATATAAAAACAAGCGAGTAGAAATTGATTTGCATGATTTTAAAAGCAAATCAGAGAAGGCGGCAAACAGCGCAAAAGAGAAATGGCGTAAACATAGGCTTTCTAGTGATGCGAACGCAGAGCGAACGCAATGCGAAAATGATGCGAACGCTATGCTAACCAATAACCATAAACCAATAACCAATAACCATAAACCAATAACCAATAACCATAAACCAATAACCAGTAATATAAATCGTCATCATCAAATTATATCCACTGATGATGATGATTTATCTAGCTTGTGTGATTTGCTTGAGCTAAAAACAAAAACAAAAACGTTTAAGATTACAGAAAAATTTATTGAATCAATTGCAGATTTATATTGTATAAATAAAATTGATTTAAAGGAGTTTCTTTTGGCTTTATTTGAGCAGGAAAGTATAAAGAATAGGAATGCTAGGGTTAATGATGAAAACGCAAACGGATGGATTCTAGCGTGTTGTAAAAACAAGTATGGATGATTGATATTTCGTTTTCTGATTTCATGTGTAAATTGAGACATTTAGATAAATCGTGGGTTAATAACTAAGGGGCATATTATGAGAGTAAATATTTTTGGTAGAGCAATCACTGTTACAGTTGAAAATAATAAAAGATCGAAAGATGAATTGAGGACGGACTTATTAATGCTGAGAGCTAAATTAAAGCAGCTGGAAGACGATAGAGAAAAAGTGGTAAATGGCAGCGTTAAATGCAAAGAAATCGGGAAGGCTATGTTTCAGGTGATGATGAAAATCAACGCAACAAAAAGCCTTTTAAAATAGTAAACATTACAAAACTGTAATAATTCTCTTGTTTACATTAGCGCTAATGTAGCTATACTGAACCCATCAGATAGCAAAACAACCGGAGAGAGAAAATGAAAATAGTAAAATGCACAGTAAACGTAAACGGTAATGAATTCGCAGTTGATGCAAAATACGCTGGATTTACGCAGGTTGTAATATCGTCTAGCGATGTAAATTACTCAACATACATTGAAAACGAACAGAAAATTGAACGCGCATTGTCTCGCGCGTACGAAAACGCATCTAATCAGGTTGCTGAACGCAATGATGCAGCTGGCATATACATCGGTGTAGGAGAACGTAACGGCGTAACTGTTACAGTTGAAATTGATTATGCAGGTTAAGACCTCAAAAGTGGCTCAAAATGCCGCTAAAACAAATACAGAAATACAGGCTGCGTTCAAAGAGCGACAAAACAAAAAAGGCATCGTTAAAAAATGCTATTGGGCAACCGCTGAACAGCACAAATCAATTAAAAAATACGTCATGGAGCTAACATGCTGTACAAAATAGAAATCGACACCGGATCAACAACGCTGAGTTTTTTCATATCAGCGCGTAATGAAGATAAAGCCAAACTAGCTGCAATCCGGTACGCAATAGATCAGGACATGATGCGCGCCAGTCAGTCAGAGAGCGTAACCGTGAAAGCTGAGGAAGTAAAAAAATGGACGAAATGATGGTTAAGCTAAAAAAGATTGAAGAAATGCGGCAGCAAGGTATGGAGTGGGCAGATGTAAGTAAGGAGTTATGCTACACGCATGAGGGCGGGGCAGCTAAATTTTATTACAGAAACATGGCTAAACTTAAATTTGCGCTATTGCCGGATGATGACGAGATTGTAATAAAAATACGCGATTTAGTAGAAAATGGAGTTAGCAGGAAAGACGCGGCCAAACAGCTTGGCGTTAGGGTTGTCGATGTCGAGGCAGTTTGCAAGATAAAGTTAATATACAAAAAAAGGGAGTTCAGGAAGAAGAAGTTTGATGATGTGCTGATAAAATCAATCGGTGAAATGATTTATTCCGGGAAAACAACTGAAGAAATCATAGAAAAAACCGGCATTAATAAAGCAAAGTTTTTCCAATTGCGCTGGTATTATTTCAACAAAACAAAAAAAGGCACGATAGAAGAACAGGATGTTTACAGTAATATGGACGATTCGCACGGCAAAGAATCGCTTCTATATCAAATACCAACAGACGTTAAATCGTTACTAATGAGGCCTTTGGCTTAATAAAATATCCATATACAATAATTATTCTTATAATGATATACTGTATAAAACAACACTAGGTTTTATACAATGCCAGCGGGAAGACCTTCATTATATACAGATGAGTTAGTACACACTTTCATTTCAAGGCTTGCCACTGGTGAAAGTGTAAGAACTATTTGTAAATCTGATGATATGCCTGAAGCTGGCACAATTTTTAGATGGCTTACTGAAAAGCCAGAATTTAATGAGCAATACGCGAAAGCAAAAGAATTGGCCGCTGAAGCATTGGCAGAGGATATATTTGATATTGCCGATGATAACTCACTTGATTATGAAGAAGATGGCAATGGACAGCTAAGAGTCAATAATGATGCTATCCAACGTGCGCGGTTAAGAGTCGATGTAAGGAAGTGGTATTTATCAAAGATAATGCCGAAAAAATATGGAGATAGACAACAGCTTGAAATTGGCGGTAAAGATGGAAAGCCAATTGAAACTATAACAACGATAAGACTGGTAGCCGGTGATGGAAGTAACAGTTAACCTTCCCCCAAAGCTAATACCACTATTTTCCTATCCTCGCGGCGAATTACGCTATAGAGGAACATATGGTGGACGTGGATCAGGAAAGTCGTTTTCATTTGCAAAGATGGCAGCAATATTCGGATACATTGAGCAGCTTAGAATACTTTGCACGCGTGATATTCAAAACTCTATTACTGAGTCATTCCATGCCGAATTAAAAAACGCGATAAAGTCCGAACCGTGGCTTGAATCCCATTATGATGTAGGGGTTGATTATCTACGTGGAAAAAATGGCACAGAGTTTCTGTTTAAGGGCTTAAGGCACAATACTCAATCTATTAAATCAATGGCACAGATTGATATTTGCATTGTAGAAGAAGCTGAAGACGTAGCAGAGCAATCATGGACTGATTTAGAGCCAACCATTCGAGCGCCAAAATCTGAAATATGGGTTATCTGGAACAGGAAAAAGAAAGGCTCACCCGTTGATAATCGGTTTATAGAGAACCCTCCGCCACGGTCAATGATTGTTGAAATGAATTACAGCGACAATCCGTGGTTTCCAAGGGAATTGGAAGAGCAAAGAATACACGCACAAAAAACACTTGATCCAGGTAAGTATTCGCATATATGGGAAGGAAACTACTTGCAGAATAGTGAAGCTAGGGTGTTCAGGAATTGGATTGTAAGAGAGTTTGAAGCGCCTTTAGATGCTATTCATCGTATCGGTGCAGACTGGGGCTTTAGTGTTGATCCAACTGTTGCTGTACGTTGCCATATAGTCGGTAAAAAACTGTTTATTGATTATGAGGCCTATCAAATAGGATGCGAGATAGTAAACACGCCCGCTTTGTTCATGACCATTCCAGACTGTGAGAAGTGGCCGATGGTCGCTGATAGTTCACGACCTGAGACAATTAGCCATTTAAAAAAGAATGGATTCAAGAATATATTTCCGAGCGTGAAAGGTGCGCGAAGTGTGGAAGAAGGTATTGAGTGGCTACAATCTTTTGAGATTATCGTGCATCCAAGATGCAAAAACGCCATTCAGGAATTAACCGACTACTCTTACAAGATTGATAAAGATACCGCATTAGTATTGCCGATACTTGAAGACAAGAACAACCATATTATTGACGCAATCCGGTACGCTTGTGAAGGCGCAAGAAGAGCAACACCAAAACCAGTAAACATTCAGCCAATGGCAAGACTAAGTTATTTCTAAAGGTTTATTATGAGCATGACAAAAGAAGAAAGACTGAAAAAGATCCATGCCGAGTTGTTGGATGTGTTCGACAATATCAGCTCTGCAATGCGCGATGAAAGAATGCAGTGTTTGCAGGATAGAAGATTTTTATGGATTACTGGTGGGCAATATGAAGGCAATTTAGCGCAGCAATTTGAAAACAAGCCAAAAATTGAAATTAATAAGCTGGCTCTTTCCGTAAATAGAATTTATTCCGAGTACAGGAATAATAGGATAACTGTTGATTTTGTTCCGAAAGAGGGCGAAGAACAAGACAAGCTATGCGATACGTTAGACGGGCTGTATCGGGCCGATGAACAGGACTCTGTAGCGGATGAAGCCTATGATAACGCCTTTGAAGAGGCTGTAGGTGGTGGGTTTGGTGCATTTCGTCTTGTGTGTGAGTATGAGAACGAACTGGATGATGACGACGAAAGGCAGCGGATTAGGTTTGAACCTATAACCGATGCTGATTCATGTGTGTTTTTTGATCTGAACGCAAAGCGACAAGATAAATCTGATGCCAAGTATTGTTTTGTTTTGTCTGGAATGACACCTGAGGAATACACAGATACCTATCAAGAAGAAATCGCAACAATGCAAAAGGACGTGCAGCAAACACAATTTGACTGGACTACACCAGATATTATTTATATTGCTGAAGCGTACAAGGTAGTGATTAAGCGTGAAACAGTACGCTATTTCAAGCCGTTAGTCGGTGAAGAAGAATCTTATAGAGATTCAGAGTTTGAAGCTGATGAAACATTACTAGAAAGCTTATTAGTACAAGGCTACAAAGAAGTAAGAACCAAAAAGATCAAGGTGAAAAAGGTTCATAAGTACATTATGAGCGGCGATAAAATTCTGGAGGATTGCGGCGTTATTGCCGGCAATAATATTCCTATTGTTCCTGTGTATGGTAAGCGTTTTTTTATTGATGGCGTAGAGCGATGCATGGGACATGTAAGACTGGCTAAAGATTCGCAGCGATTGAAGAACATGCAAATGTCAAAGCTTGCCGAGATAGCTGCATTATCTAGTGTTGAAAAGCCTATTCTTTCGCCTGAACAGATTGCAGGGCATCAATTGATGTGGGGTGAGGATAACATTAAGGACTATCCATATTTATTGATTAATCCAACGCATGACATGAACGGAAACGAGGTATTGCAAGGCCCTGTTGCTTATACAAGGTCGCCACAGATACCGCCAGCAATGGCTGCATTGTTACAGATTACTGAAGTTGATATGCAGGAAATACTTGGCAATCAGCAAGCAGCGGAAAAGATGCAATCGAATATTTCAGGTACAGCAATCGAGTTAATTCAGAATAAATTGGATATGCAAACGTATATCTATATTTCTAACTTTGCCAAGGCTATCAAGCGTGCCGGCCAGATATGGTTAGGCATGGCGCGGGAGATACTGACAGAGCCAGGGCGCAAGATGAAAACTATTTCAAAGGATGGTGAAGTAAGCCAAGCGCAACTATACAAACCGGTCATGACTGAAAACGGCGAAGAGTACGAAAACGATTTATCAAAGGCCGACTTTGACGTGTTTGTTGATGTAGGCCCGTCAAGTTCAAGCAAACGCAATGCAATTGTAAGAGCATTAACTGAAATGATGCAGGTTACTTCAGATCCTGAAACTATGCAGGTGTTATCAGGCATGGCAATGATAAACATGGAAGGTGAAGGTATTGTAGATGCGCGCAAATACTTTAGAGCCAAGCTTGTTAGGATGGGAGTTATTGAGCCTACAGAGGAAGAGATTAAAGAGCTGCAGGCAGAGCAGGCTAACCAAGTGCCTGATGCGCAGGCAGAATACCTGAAAGCAGCGGCAGAAGAGGCAGAGGCGAAGGCGGCAGGTGCAAGGGCAAATACATTGCTAACTATTGCAAAAGCTGAAGAAACAAAAGCCAATTCAGCGAAGATACAAGCAGAAGCAGAGGCGCAACAACTGGAAAACGATTTAGCTGAAAGCGGATTAAAAGACATATTAGGTATTTAATATGGGTAAGCTATCTAAAATAATCAGCAAGATAGACGATATTAAAAGGAATAAAAACGCATCAAGTATGGCAGTAATTACTGGTGCAGTTGCGTCTGGAGGGTTATTAGGTAGTAGCCAAGCAGATGCAAGTATGATAGGGCAAAGCGCTAAGACTTTTAACAAAGCAGCTTTGGAAGTTGCGCAAGCAATGGAGAAGCAAGGAGCGCCAATGGAGGCTATCAGAAAGACTACAGGCTATCAGTTCGGAACGCCAATCCATCGTGGTGCAGATGGTAAATGGAGACAAGAGATTGGCGATTTTGAAAATGACTATGAATCTTATGCAAGGTTAGCCGGAGAAGAAGAGGCAAGGCAAACACAAAAGCGTATTGGCTTATCAATGAAGGATCGTATAGATAGGAATCCTGACCTTGATTTTGATACACCTCCAGAGCAGCAAATAGTAAGAGGACAAGCCGGAAGCGCTACAACTCCTGTAATGGCTGCAACAGGATTAACAGGATTGGGTTTATCAGGAATTCAGGCTTTAAATGGAGAAAATGCCAAGCAAATATATAAATTTGCAGATAAACGAAATAAACGAAAAATGCTGAAAGCGGCCTATGAAAACACGCCATTTTATAAAGGAGTATCTGACATTTCTTCATTAGTAGGTGCTGGCGATGTTTTACGTGGAATCATGGCAGCAAAATTAGCTGCTACTGGGAAAATGAATGAATACCCAGGAATAGATAAGCAGATATCTGATGCCGAGGCGATGAAAACATAAACAGGTAAGAAAATAGAATCTGCATTTGTTAATTCAGTCGCTCCAGTATTGTCCGAATTCATACCGTTTTATGAGCAGCGAATGAAGCAGATACAAGACTTTTCACAATCAATGGATGATAGCAGGAATCCAGAATTATCGGCATTGCGTGCTATGAGTATAGAAATTCCTTCATCTATTGGCGCGAGTATATTATCAATGCCTGATTATTTGCTTGACACGTTAAACAAGAATTGACAATTGTATGACTATACAGTAGTGTATATATTAACAGCATCCACTAGCTTAAAAGTGAGCAGAAAAAAATGTTAGATGATAAGGCAGTAGACACCGAAGAAATCGAGATTGAAGAAGGTTTAGAGGTTGAGGCAGTAGAGGAAGAAATTCCAGAAACTGAAGAAAGCGAAGAACTAGAACAAGTAACGGTTTCCATAGGTGATGAGGAATCGCCAACCTCTGAAGACAGCAAAGCGCCTGATTGGGTACGGGAATTGCGGAAGAAAAACCGCGAAGACCAAAAGCGCATTAGAGAACTTGAGGAAAAGCTTAACGCTGTGAAAGCAGTAGAAAAGCCGATTACTTTAGGGCAAAAGCCAAGACTTGAAGATGAAGGGATTGATTATGATCCTGAAGTTTTTGAGCAAAAGCTAGATGCATGGAAAGAGCAAAAGAGAGCTTTAGAAGAGCAAGAAGCCAAAGCACGACAAGAGCAAGATGCAGTTAAGCAACAATTTGCACAAAAGCTTGAGACGTACGAAAAGGCCAAAGCTAGTTTAAAGGTTAGTGACTTTGCAGACGCTGAAGAAAACGTAGCAGATACGTTTAACCAGTTACAGCAAACATTGATACTCTCATACGCTGCTGATCCGGCTGTTGCCATATATGCGTTAGGAAAGAACACTCAAAGGGCAAAAGAACTGTCACAAATTACTGACCCGATTCTTTTTGCTATTGCGTTAAAAGATTTGGAGAAAACGATGAAAGTAACATCAAGTAAAAAACCTGCCCCAGAAACGAGAGTTCAAGGCGGAAAGACTACCGGTGTTAATGATTCAACATTAGAACGATTGAGAGCTGAAGCCTATAAAACAGGTGACAATAGTAAAGTAACCGCTTATCGACGACAGCAAATGTTAAAATCCAAAAATTAAAAGGTGAATTAAATGTCTAACGCATTTAGCAAAGAAGAAGTAGTAGCATTTGAAGATGTAATGCTTGGTTTTGAAGATCAGCTGGTTTTAAGTAAAAACGTAAACACATACAACACCGATGGTGTAACAATGGCCCGTGCCAATGACACCATTTGGCGGCCTATCCCGTACATTGGACAATCATTTGATGGCATGGATCAAACATCAAACTTCAGTGATTATACACAGCTTTCAGTGCCTGCTACATTGGGTTACAAGAAATCTGTTCCGTTTATCATGGATGCTATGGAATTGCGCGATGCCTTGCAAGAAAACCGTTTAGGCCAAGCTGCAAAACAAAAACTGGCCTCTGACATTAACCAAGCCATTATGACTGTTGCCGCGTATCAAGGTACCGCTGTTGTTAAACGCACCACGGCTGCTTCCGGCTTTGATGATATTGCGCAGTGTGATGCGTTGTTTAATGAAACCGGCGTTCCTAACTATGATCGTTGCATTGCATTGTCAAGCCGCGATTATAACGGCATGGCTAACAATCTGTCTGTTGCATCGCGTAGCTTTGGCAACCGTAAAACTGATTCAGCGTATGAGCGCGCATATCTTGGTCAAGTATCAAGCTTTGACACGTTCAAAATGGATTATGCCCTGTCATTGACTGCAAAAGCTGGTGTGACTGTTACTGTAAACGGAGCTAACCAATACCATACACCTGCCGCTACATCTACCGCAGGCACTGGCGAGGTTTCAAACGTCGATAACCGTACTCAATCACTGATAATCTCTGTTGGCGGCGGTACTGTTAAAGTTGGCGACGCGTTCACTATTGCTAACGTGTACGCTGTTCACCCAATTACCAAACAATCTACCGGGCAATTGAAAACTTTCCGTATCACTGCAATCGTTTCCGGTGCTGGTGGTTCTGGAACAGTGACCATTAGTCCTGCAATTGTTTCTAACGGTGGGTCAACAGATGCAGAAGCACAATACCAGAACGTAACTGCTACGCCTGCAAACGGTGCTGCAATTACTTTCTTGAACACCACAACTGCAAGCATGAACCCTTTCTGGCAAAAAGATGCCATAGAGATCCTGCCAGGCCGTTATGCTGTTGATACCTCTGCTGGAGCTGCGATTATGCGCTCTACCACTTCACAAGGTATTGAGGTTGTAATGCAGAAGCAATACGACATTAATACCATGAAGTATAAGTTCCGCTTTGACTGTCTGTTTGGCGTAGTAAATAAACAGCCTGAAATGTCTGGAATCATACTGTTCGGTCAAGCTTAACGAGAGGGGCGAAAGCCCCTTTTTACTTCTCTTTAGGTTCATTTTATGAGCTACACGAAATTGCAATTAATAAATGAAGCTTTTGACGTTGTTGGCTTATCTTCATTTGTTTTTGATTTAACGCCTAGTGATTTACAAAGCGCGGCGAGAAAGCTTGATTCTATGATGTCTTCATGGGATTCGTTAGGTATCCACATTGGCTACCCTGTTTCTACTAATCCACAAAATATTAGCACTAGCGATGAGTCTAACGCTCCATCGTTAGCTGTTCAGGCAATTGTGTATAACCTGGGAATTAGAATAGCGCCTTCATTTGGTAAGCAGTTATCGCAAGATGTTAAGCAAGTAGCGCGTGAATCTTATCTGGAATTATTAAGACGTTATAGCCAAGTAAAAGAAATGCAACTGCCTATTATGCCAATTGGTGCAGGTAGTAAAAACATTGATTATCCATTCACACAGCAACCAGTCAATTCGGTTGATGTTGATGGCAGCGCGGAGCTAGATTTGATATGAGTACAATACAGCAATTACCCGTAGCGGATACGATAGAAGCAGGGGATGCCATACCTTTTTGGTCAAGCAATGGCGGAAATTCTCAAAGAATATCAGTTACTTTATTGGCTAGTAAAGTCAATGAACTTGCTAACACAACTGGATATGTTAGCGAATACGTCCAGGTATATTCCTCTCCATCATCTACAGGCTTTACAGCTACTGTGACCGATGGGACAGATAATTATTGGCTGATATTAACGCCTACAGGAACCATGTCTACAGGAACGATTGTATTGCCAACATCTCCTACAGATAATCAACAAGTAATGGTTTTCAGTACGCAAATAGTTACAACATTGACAATATCAAGCGCCAAAACCGTAACCGGTGGCCCTACTGCTTTAGCGGCTAACGGTACGTTTACGTTAAAATATTGCGCAGTAAATTCTTCATGGTACAGGGTGAATTAATATGTATATACAAGCAAACGCACAGCAATCATTAACTGTACCTGTGGGCGAGTTAATATCGTTATCAAGCTTTGGCGAAGGCCAGACAATAATCGAGTACAGTACAGAGCCAAGCGCTTATCCTACTCGATTTTATGAGGTTATGCGCCTTGATGATGAGGCGGTGACGTTAGGGCCATTTGCTGCTGATAGAGTGGTTAGGGTTACTTCAAACGGTGCGCAAGTTGAATACTCCATAAGTGTTAATCCTAAGCTGAGAGAAACAAGGGCCAAAGATATTAACTATGACGATGGGTTAAAGTTTGTTGCTGCTGCTGATACTTTTACCACATTGATATATGAAGATGATTCAGGAAGCGTAAAACTTGTTAGTGCCGGCGCTCATGGATTAACTACTGCCGTTTCTGTTGGGGCATCAATCTATGTTGAATGGGATGATGCAGGTGTGAATGGCTTCTATGAAATAACTGCACTGGATTCTGACACAACAGGCGTAGAAATAACCATTGAGTATGCATATGACACAGGATTCGGAACTCCTACTGTATCTGTAGCTGGCGATGCCGTTAACGTATCCACTAAGCCGCTGTTAGGTGATAGCGTTGGTTATAACGGGTACATGAATATATTTGCTGTTTATACAATGGTTTCAAGTGCTAACGATAAGATTGTGTCAATTACTTTAGGAGGCGAAACGATACTGGATTACACAGCAACTACAAGCGCTTCACTTGTTATTGATAAATCATTTATGGCGGCGAATGGTAAGCTTTATGCGTCTCCATTAAACAATGCAGGCTATGGCGCATCATCTTCAGCCATTACCGAAGTGGATTTTGATGGCAGTGTTAGGAATGATATTGTTTTTGCTATGTCGTGCGAAGTTGCAAACGAACCTATTACCCTGAATGTATATAAAGTCAAAGCGTGGTATTAAATGCAAATACCTATTTTATCGGGTATATACACGGATGAAAATTCAGACTTCAGGACAAGCTACCCAGTGAATATGATCCCTGTGCCTAAAAGTACGGGGATTAATCAGGGTTATTTGCAACCGGCCGAGGGTATTATTCAGTTTTGCGCAACCGATGGAATAGATCGAGGCGGAATAAACTGGAATGGCGTTTTATACAGGGTAATAGGTAGTAAATTAGTTAGAGTATCTGATTCAGGAAACATTGTAATCATTGGTGATGTTGGAATATCTGGCACTGTTACTTTTGATTATTCGTTTGATTATCTTGCCGTATCTTCAAACGGTAAATTCTTCCTATATGATGGTGTAACACTTGCACAGGTAACTGATCCTGATTTAGGAATAGTTAATTCCTTTGTTTGGATTGATGGTTATTTCCTAACAACCGATGGAGGTTATATTGTTTGTACAGATATTAACGATCCATTTTCTGTTAATCCTCTGAATTATGGCAGCTCTGAAGCTGATCCAGATCCAATTAAGCAGCTTTTACGTTTGCGCTCTGAGGTTTATGCGTTAAACCGTTACACAATAGAAGTGTTCGAGAATGTAGGTGGTTCTGGTTTTCCGTTTAGAAGAATCCAAGGAGCACAAATGCAGCGCGGTACATTGGGCGCAAGGACTGCATGCGTATATGCTGAGTCAATTGCATTTTTAGGTAGTGGCCGTAATGAATCGCCTGCAATCTGGATTGGATCTAATGCCGATACGACAAAAATCAGCACGCGTGAAATAGATATAATCATTGGCAAGTATAACGAACTTGAACTGTCGAGCGTAATACTTGAAGCAAGGGCTATAAACGGCCACCAATTTCTTTATGTGCATCTAAAAGACCAGACGTTAGTCTATGATGTAGCGACAAGCCAAGCGCTTTCTACGCCTGTTTGGTTCATTCTTTCATCGGCCAGTGTAGGAACAGATATTTACAAATGCCGTAATATGATTTTCTGTTATGACAAATGGATTTGCGGTGATCCTACAGCTAACAGGTTGGGATATTTAACCGAAACTGTATCGAATCATTACGGTGATAGTGTTCGATGGGAATTTGGCACGCAGATAATTTATAACGAGGGTAGAGGAGCAATATTCCACGATGTTGAGTTAGTTGGATTGCCCGGGCGTGTTAATTTAACAGATACGCCAACAATCTGGATGACGTACAGCCTCGATGGTCAAATATGGAGCCAAGAAAGGCCGATTATATGCGGACTTCAAGGCCAAAGAGACAAAAGGATTAAATGGTTTAGATGTGGAACTATGCGTAACTACAGAATGCAAAAGGTTTATGGTAATAGTGATGCGCGCTTATCAATTGCGCGGCTTGAGATAACATTGGAACCATTAAATGCCTGAAAGAATATCGCCATTAACCAGGAATCAGTTAGCAAAGTTTTTGCCTAACCATGAGACTATCAAGGTTTTTGAAAGCATCCAAACTGCTGTATTTACAGATATACCTGAACTGATTGACGATAAAGTTACAAAGAATGCAGATATAACCGGCGCTACTAAAACCAAGATAACCTACGATGAAAAGGGTTTAGTTGTTAGTGGTTCCGATGCGACAACAGCGGATATAGCTGATAGCACAAACAAGCGCTATGTTACCGATGCGATGCTAACTTTGATTGCATCTATAACCAAGATTACAACAGGTTCAAACGCTAACGGGTACTGGCTAAAGATAACAGATAAAGACAATAACAATTTATGTTTTATTCAGGCGCGGTTCAATTACACATGGTCAGCAAATACAGATACGATTACATGGCCTGTTGCTTTTCCTGATGCGAATTATACTGTAATCGGCGCGCCTGAAACTGGCAATATTATTTATGGATCGCCTGTAGGCATTACAAAAACAGCTACACAATGCGATGTAACGTGTGCGTTAGGTGTTACGGGTGGATATGTTGCTCTTTGGTTAAAATCGTAAAATGTGCTAAAATATAAAGCATAAAATCAGGTGTTTTAAATGAGTATTTTTACAGATGTTCGTGATGCAGTAACTGGCAAATCAATAATCGGTGCAATTACAGGTTCTGATGCTGCTGCGCAAGCGGCAAAAGATGCGGCGGCAACACAGGCAGCTTCGGCAACTCAAGGCATCGAGGAGCAGCGCAGGCAGTTTGATAAAATGGTTAGCCTGATGATGCCTTATGTAAACGCCGGCACTACAGGACTACAAGCACAACAAAACCTATTGGGTTTGGGTGGCGATGCGGCACAAACCAGCGCAATAAATCAGATTCAAAACTCGCCTGAATTGGCAGCAATGCTTCAGCAAGGTGAGCGCTCAATTCTTCAAAATGCTTCGGCTACGGGTGGTTTACGTGGTGGCGATGTACAAGGCGCATTGGCTCAATATAGACCTAACATCCTTAATCAGTTGATTCAGCAAAAATACTCGAATCTAGGCGGCCTAAGCCAATTAGGCCAAGCTTCGGCAGCTGGACAAGCCAGTGCTGGGTTGAATGTAGGAAGTAATATTGCAAACCTTATGCATCAACAAGGCGCGGCTATAGCTGGAGGTCAGTTGGCGGCGGGCAATCAACAGCGGCAAATGTTTGGCGATATGTTAAGCATTGGCGGTATGTTTGCAGGTGCTAAAGCTGGGGGGATGTTTTAATGCAACCTATTAATTACCTGATGCCACAGCAAAACATTACTGAAAACCTTTTGCAAGGCCTGCAAGTTGGTGCAATGTTTGGTAATCTCGCGCAGCAATCAAGACAGCGAGAAGAAGAACAGGCGGCAAAAGAAGCCGCCAAACAAACAGAGATTCAATTTAAAGCCGATATGTCAGAATATTGGGGCAATCCTACTGCCGACAAAGCAGGCGTGCTTATATCGAAGTATCCACAGTTTAAAGATGCGTTCAAAGAGTCATGGAATGTATTGGATAAAAGCCAAAAGGAAGAACAATTTGGTTTTGGTTTAAAACTCGAATCCGCATTGTCAAACGGTGGAAAAGATACTGCATTAGAATTGCTGAACGGAAGGATTGAAGCAAAGAAAAATGCTGGCCAAGATTTTACAGAATTGGAAGATATGAAGGTTTCGCTTGAAGCCGGTGATGTGAATGATGCTCTTGCATCAACGCAAATCAAGTTGATGTCAGTTGATGGTGAAAGGTACTCTAAGATTAAAGACGAGTACCGGAAGCAACAAACATTTATTCCGGAATTGCAAGAAAAAAGAGCCAAGGCATACAGGGAGGCAATTCTTGCTGAAAATCAAAACGAATTATCAGCGGCTGAAATTGCGGCTAAAACTGCTGTCACTAAAAAAGCTTACAACGATATTACTAATTCTAATCAGCGGTTAATTCTCGATAAAGAAAAGGCGTTGATGGATTACCAAAAAATGCAAAAGGAAATGGCACAGATACCGCCAGCTATGGAAAAGGTTTATTCACAATCGGCATTAGACAGAATAGAAAATGATCAGGCTGCTAATGCCGCTTTAGATTTAGCTAATCAGTTTTCACAGGTTAAAGATGTTCAAGGCGGATTTAAAACAGCGGCTAACCAATGGCTTAAAGAAAAAACAGGGAATGAAGACAGTTATACATTGTTACAGAAAAAATATATAACAATGAAAAATATGATAGCTTCAAAGAATATACCAAAGCCTGCATCTAACGTGGATATTGAGTTATTCATGAAAGGCTTTCCCTCTGAAAATGCAAGCCCTGAAGTATTGGCCGAATATTTAAGACAAGCTGCTGTAGTGAGTAAACATGTTTCACTTGCTGAACAGGCCAAACAAGATTGGATAGATGCCAATAAAAGTATGGGAAGAGCTAAAGAAGAAACTGTTATAAATGGAATTCCGGTTAAAGCGGGTATGGGCTTTGAGGATTATCAAAAAGCATTTGTAGCGCCAAGAATTTCAGAGTTTGAGCAGTTTACAAAAGGTACTGCCAAACAGAAAATAATTAAGAGTGATTTTTAATGCCTTACATTATTGAAACAAAAGACGGCATAAGTGTAGGTAATATCCCTGATAATATTGCGCAGGATGACCCACAATTAAAATCTATTGTTGAAAACGCAAGGGCAAAAGGTGAAAAATATGCATACTTCAAAACGGAAGTGCAAGCCGAAGAAGAACAAGTAACACCGCTGAAAGGTTTTGTTGGAAAGGTCACTGGCGAAAGCTTGCAAACGCCTGAAACACAAGCCTTGAGCAATTGGGCAGATATGCCAGAAATGGCGCAAATGACTAACGGCATGATGCCTGCTGCTAAAACTGCGTTAGGTGCTGCATTCTCAAGCCCTGAAGAAATAGCGCAGATTGTACAATCTAACTTCCCTAATGTTGCTGTGAGACAGGATGCAAAGGGAAATTATGTTATGCAATCTCCATCGGACGGGAAAGAGTATGTAATTCAGCCAGGATGGTTTAAAGATCCTATTCGCGGTGGCGGTGCTATTGCTGAAATGGGGGCTGGATTGGCAGGTAGAATACCTGTAATGGTAGCAAGCAAGATGGCCTCTCCATTGGTTGGTGCTATTGAATCAGGCGGATTGCAGGCAGGAATAGAAGGATTACAAGCGGCTACAGGTGGCGAGTTTAACCCATTGCAGGTAGCAACTGCTGGCGCTCTAGGTGGTGCAATTCCGGCTGTAAGTAATATTGGCAAAGGTACCGCTGATATTCCCGTTGTTGCTAAAGAGGCAATAACTGAAGCTAAACTTCCGCCTGAACAAATTGAAAGCATTGGCGGTGCTGATCAACAATCGGCATTTGGTGATTTGTTAAAGAAAGCTGCTTCAGGTGATGAAAAAGCTACCCGTGAATTAGCGTTGCTCACAAATGTGAACAAGGAAGCGAAAAAAGCTGCCGATGATTTAGGCTTATATCTCCCATTAGATGTATTAAGCGACAATCCATTTATAAAATCATTGGCAGGTCAGGAAAGATCAATAAGGTCAAGTGATGCTGAATTAAACTTTGACAGGGCGATAGAACGAGCTGCGAGCGATGCCGATACACTGCTAAAAGGGTTAGGCTTTACGCGTGATTTGGACGGTGTAAATACTAAAGTGTTTACCACGTTGGATGGCTCTTTAAAAGCCATGGGTAATCGTGCAGAAGAGTTATACAAAAAGGTTGATGATTCTATCAAGCCTGAAACGCCTGCATCATTAGATAATTTAACTCAGTTAGTTGAACAGATAAAGATTGAACGCCCGGGCATAAGAACCAAAGGCGAAGACAATCAAATATTTGATTTGGTTGAGCGATACAAGAATACAGGCAAGGAGGGTGTTATTCCACCTACTTATGCCGAATTATCTACAGAGCGCAGCATGATAGGAAAGGCTATGCGTGGTGGGAATTCTCCTTATTCAACTATGGATGACGCAAGTTTAAAGCGTATTTATGCAGCCTTATCAGAGGATAAAACAGCCAATGTTGCGGCTACTGAAGGCGGGGAAATGCTCGTTAAGGATATGAAAAGAGCGGATCAAATATGGAAGAAGAAAGCAGAATTACAGGATAAGTTAATATCAGTTTATGGCACTAATCTTAACGGTAGTATTACAAAGTCAATCAAGGCCTCATTAGAAGGCGGGAAGAAAGGCGATGTAACGGCATTGAATAAAATATTGGCGGTTATACCTAAGTCAATGCGCGGCGAGGCGTTAGGTTCTGCATTGTTAAGCGCTGCAACATCGAGAGCGCATCCAACTAAGGGGATGTTTGGATTCAATCAATATGCTGATATGTACAGGCAGCTAAGAGAAAATCCGGCTATTTACAATCGTATTATTGCTGAAATGCCAAAGGGTGCCGATGAAACTTTACGCTCTTTGTATATTGTGTCTAATCGAATAGCTCAAGCGACAGCAAGGAAAGATACAACAGGAAAGTCAATGCAGGCTTTAACCAATTCAATCACTGCTAACAACCTGATTGAAAAAGTGGTTAATGGCGGGCTTTATACTGTTGCTAAGGGTGGGAATTTGATTGGCGCAGGTAGTATGACTACCGGATTAGCTAACGCAGCTGCAAAGGCAATTAACGTTGATTCTGCCAGTAAAATGAAGGCCGTAAATGACCTTTTAAAATCACAAGAATTTGCAGATTTAGCTATCAATGCAGTGAAAGAAAAGCCAACAAAACGCGATATAATGAAGCTCATAACGTCAAAGACGTGGAATAATTACGCGAAGCAAGTTGGCATGAAACGCGATTTAAAAAATTATGAAAGATGGGTTAGCGCAGCATTGCAACCTGTATCATCTACAAGCGAGGAAGAGTAATGTTTTCAGTAAGTGCAAACAATAAAGTATTTACAGGGAGTGATGGCAATCCGCTTGATAGTGGTTATTTATATTTCGGTGCTATTAATACAAATCCTGAAACTAATCCTATTTCTGTTTATTGGGACAAGGCGGGGACAATACCTGCATTACAGCCCATACGCACTATAAACGGTTATCCGGCACGCAATGGAGCGCCTGCAATAGTTTATGTATCGGCTGATTTTTCTTGCACTATGCGAGATAAAAACGGCGTTTTACAATTTACAGCACCAACATCAACCGATTACGGTTTTATAACCGGATTGTTAGGCGGCGCTGGAGGTTCTGCATTAATCGGGTACACATTTGATGCTGAAGCAACAACAATTACTGTATACAATGCCTTAAGGAATTTAGGGCCAACAGTAAAAGATTTTGGCGCGGCAGGTGATGGGGTAACAGACGATACGTTAGCCATTCAAACTGCAATTAACTGGCTGTCTAACAACGGTGGCGGGACATTACACATACCTGAAGGTGTATATTTACACAGTACTTTATATTTCTGCTATGACGCAGAAATCAACCCAGATTTTAATACAGAGACTTTTAGCCAAGGGCGTATAACATTGCATGGCGTAGGGTGTGGTGATCATACAAATGCACGTGATGGTAACTACATTGGAAGCGTTTTAAAGTACGCTGATACTACTGGAGACGGATTAGTATTTAATCCTGTCAACGCGACAACTTGTCGGAATGTTGCTATTCGTGATTTAGCAATAGTCGGTGAAACATCAGACAGGCTTGTTAATCTGTCACAAACAAATACAGCATGCACTATTGAACGTGTAGTCATTTTTAATGATGGCGAAGGTGTCGCTCTGTTTATGCAGGTTGTTTATAACTTCTCTGTTAGATCATGCTTTATCTTAGGTACAGGGAAAGGTAAGGGGATATGGCTTAAGCCTACAACCATAGCTGATGGCGTTTTGAAAAACCGTGGCGGTGGTGATCAAATATTCCAGGATGTAACGTGTAATAACTTCGACGTTGCATGGGATTTAGGAAACAAGTTTTCTACCGGTATAACCAAGTTTTACAAAAACTTAACATTGATTGGTTGCCAAGGGAAAGCAAGCCGCGTTGGTATGAGTGTACGCTATGGAATAACAGGATTAGCATTGATTAACTGCTGGTTTGAAGGCAACGGAGGGTCGGAAGGTAGAGATATTCTGTTTTCTTCAGCCGCTGGTTTTGATGATATAACAAACGACTTTAAAGGCGCATTGACCATTATAGGTGGAAATATTGCATCAAATCCGGTAAGTGATCCTAATGGAATTTGCTTATCACAAACGCTTGCATCGGCTGGGGCATTAACCATAAATGGTGCCTTTGCTGATGCTGGTGTGGCCACGCTTGATTTTGCCTATCAAGTTTCAATTACTTCAGCATCTAACAATGGTGCAAATTATTTTTCAGTAACCGGAACAGATAAAGATGATAATGCGCAAAGTGAAACATTATCAGGCCCCATTGCAAATACAGTAAAAACAACAAAATACTATAAAACGATTACATCTGTGTCGTGTTCGCCAGATCGCATATATGGTACATGTGAGGTTGGTTTTGATGCATCCTTGTTTAAAAATATGCAGATTGGATCATATACAGCAGATGTGGAGGGTGTATGCGCTACTCAATCGCCTGGCGGTGCTGGTAACTTAAATATTAACGGAACAAAAGCTTCAGGAGGATATGCTGATCTTGATGGACTGTATCAAATTACAGTAACGGCATCAACAAACGAAACTGCTAACACTTTCACATTTCATGGCAATGATTGGAATGGTGACGTACAGATTGAGGCAATTAGCGGTCCTTCGGCTGGTGGTTCTGTAACCGGCACAAGCTATTTCAGTGGCATCTATGCCGTCGAATGTACGCAAGCAGCGTCGGATGTTCAGGTTGGAATTTATTCAGCCGGCAATGATGCTGTTGGTGCTGTGTCCATGCTTAATACTGTGTTTAACTTTGTTGCTCAATCAGCAATCAGGAAATACAACGATGCAAACAACGGCGTATTAACGTTAGACAGCTGCGCTTTCCATAATAACGGCGGGAATATACTTGAAATTGAAGATGCAGTTCAGAATGGTGATATTATCGTACGTGGTAACATGGAAACGGATATAAGTCCGTCTAAGTGGGCAGTTGGGACAACAAGCGGCGATGATGTTTCTGGTTATGTTAATTGGGATATACCAGCATTTCTTAAATATATGTCAACTGATGCACAAACATCACAAGGAACATTCAGATTAAACATAACGCCACATTCAAGCGGTAACTTGATTTATGTTACCGGCGCAGCTGATTTGAAATGGATACAAATTCCGCTTGTTTACAGCTGTGAGATAACGCTGATATTTAGCGAAGCAAAAACAGTTAAGAATAACAATGGAAGCAACCCAACTGGTTACGCAAGTATTTTATTGGCAGGTGCTGCGGACTTTGTAACAACAGCCAATGACGTTCTGACTCTGGTATACTGTAGTGATGCAGGTGCTTGGTTAGAAAAATGCAGATCCATCAATTGAGGTGAAATATGTTATATTCAGGTAGAGTTCCAGAAATATTTGTTACAACGGGAGCCACTGTAGCTACTACAATAACTACAGATGCAATGCCTACACAGTTTGGTTTGTGCTATGTTTATATAGAGTTCAGCGATGATCTTGGCTTTGGCAGTTTAGTTACCCCATCGGCCGGCACGTGTACTTTAACAGCTTCAGAGAACGGGACAAATTACGGTTCAATTGTAAACGGTACTGGCTTTAGTGTTGCCACAGCTGATTATAACCGTGTAAATGTTCTTGGCAGTGTAAGAAATATCAAGGCGGTGCCAACAGGTGTAACAGGCGCGACCTACTGGCGTTTACGCGTGGCGAGGTATTAATAATGTGGCCATCATTAAGCAGAGAAGTTTTACAAATAGCTGATACCAATTATTCAGAAATAGCATCAAACACAGGCTATCCAGTAGGAACCACCTGTTTTTGTCCTGATATAAATCTGACGGTTAGATATAATGATACAGGCTGGGAGCCAGTAGAAACCATTTATAGCATAATGCCGATTCCTAGCATGTACATGAATACTTCTCCGCCCAATACTGCATCTTATACTCAATCAGCATATACGGTAACAGTGTCAGGGTGGACAGGCCACGGCATACCTGCGCAATATGACGGCGCAAGGGTTTATTTGCCAGCCAGTACGTCAATTGCAGCTGGATGGTATTACGACCTCACAGTTACCGGCGTGGATAGTTTTACATGCCGCAGTCTGGTATCACAAACGGTCACAAGCGAAACCCCTGCAAGCAGCACGTCTGAAATCAATTTACCTACCGTTTTAACTGAGCCTACAGGCAGCCAGCTTGTGCCTATAGGCGCTCAATTGCAAACTGGTCTGTACTGGGACGCGAAAAACTCAGCTGCTACCAAGTCGCTTAGAATGTACAGCTATGGCGTACAGGTAAACACAACAGCGACCAGAACTACATCTACTGTTACAGCCGCAGCGTCTGGCTCTACTATTGTTCCAACAGCTGGCGATAAAATTTTTATTATTGGTTCAAACCCGTCAACACCTGCTAGTAAGATTGACAGCACGCATAAAATATCATTGCAGCATAGCGCAACTGATTCGTGGTCTGTAGTTATAACAGGGTTTATGCAAGTGCGTAAATAATGGCGGTTATCAATTTCACAGTTAACGGAATAGCCGCCAGGCTCACAACATCGACAGGCTATGGTGTTGGAGAGCCTGACAACCTGATACTGTTGATACACGGTAACAACGGCAATTATACATATGAGCCTTCCTCCACGTTCAAAACGTACTGCGCAGCTAACAAAATATCGTTTGCTTGCATAAGTGGACAAGACTACACGGCAGCCCCATTTGGCTCTAATGCGTCTGGATGGGGTGGTGATGTGCATCGGGTGCGGGTTGTTAATCTGTACGACTACTTGATGAAAAACTACGATTTCAATGCGTCGGTTATAGTTATCGGCGCGTCCATGGGCGGGCTGGTTATGGGCCAGCTTGCATACTATAAACCGTTCCCGATAAAGTTTTGCATTGGTGTCGGGCTAGTGCCGTCGTTAGAGTACATCTTTAAAAACGGTGTAGCTACGCGGCAGCCGCCAATAAGGAACGCATTTGGTATGGCGGCGGACGGGTCGCAGGATTCGCAAATAGCCGATTTTATCAGCGGTGCAGACTGGTACAGGATGGGTGTTTTCAATGGATGCGGTGGTATATTAAAGCGAATAGGCTTTGCACGTATGTACTTGTACGCTGGAAGTGGTGATACTACCTATGCAAACGAGTTCAACGGTGATTCATTGTATCCGGCTATCAGAGATAGTATCAAAGCGGCCGGTGGATTTTGTGCACTAACTATATTGCCAAGCGTATCTCACGCCAGCGCAACAATTTACGACAGAATAATTTCCGATGATGTATTAGCAAAAGAGCTTGGAATATAAGGGCGAACTGTGGACTTAGAAGAGCGTATGCAAATCTGTGAGAACGAATTGAAAACATTATCTGACAGTATGACGCGGTGTGAAAGATTGGTTGAATCCATGTGTGAAGAGCAAAAGGAATACGCTAAAAAGTACACGGGGTTTCTTGATATGCTGATTGAAGAGAAAATGGAAAGCAAGCACCTTAGAGATAGGGCCATGGATTCAGCTGCCAGCGGTTTGGCTTGGTCAGGCATCACGTTTTTAGGGCTGGCGGTTTGGTATTTTATCAAAGAGCAGATAAAAAAATGAGTGGCGATGACACAAGCGAAACAGTACTGAAAGCCGCATTAAAGCGCGGCATCGACGGGAAAGACGCGTTAGAATTGGCGCAAGACGTAGAGCGCGCACGTTCAAAACGTCCACTGGCACGATTAAAAAAGTATCTGATTGAGCAGCTTGTGAAGCACATTAAAAAAGCAATCGCTTTAATCCTTGGCGCGGCAATTACGCTATTAACGATTTACCTAACGCATTTGACAGGTGCAGTATGAAAAAAGCTGAAGCTATCAAGATTTTAAAGAACCGGTTTACATGGGTTATCATTGCCAGCGCTTTGGCGGCCATAGGCGTTACTGTGCCGGCCGAAACATTGAACGGCATAGCTCAGGTGGTTATTACTGCTGTGGAGGATGTGAAGTGATTAACGTAAGAGATACAAACCATCTTCACCCTGCTGTAAAAATAAAAGCGCTGAATATGATAAATGAATGCTCGCGTCACGGAATTGACTTGCTTGTAACGTCAACGTACCGCGACATTGAATCGCAAAACGCGCTGTACGCTCAAGGTAGGTCATTGCCAGGGCCTAAAGTTACTAATGCCAAAGGCGGCGATTCTTTTCATAATTACAAAGTGGCTTTTGATGTTGTTCCACTGCGAAATGGAAAACCGGTGTGGAATACTACCGGATTAGATGCGGCGCTGTGGGAAAAAATCGGCCAGATTGGTGAATCATTTGGGCTTGAATGGGCTGGCCGGTGGAAAAATTTAAAGGAAATGGCACACTTTCAATATACCAACGGGCTGAAGCTGTCGGACTTTAAAGCAGGAAAAACGATAGATTAGCTATCGTTTTCAACCTCGCCACACAGTATAAACGGCATAAGCAATACCGTTGCTGTTATGCCGATGGTCAATGCAAGGCTGAAGATCAAGCCAGTTAACACTTTGTCAATTATTCTCATTTTTGTTCCTTGTTTGTTGGTTCCAGGCTTTTAATGCAGCGTCATACGCAACACGATTCAAATAAAAATAATCAAGCTCATAATCAGCCTTTTCAAATTCTTGTTTAGCAGCATTGTATCTTTTTTGTAGTCTCGCTGCTTGTGCGTTTGTAGGAACTTTTCTATTCTGCGACTTCCAATATTCATTGAATGTCATAAGTAACACCTAGTTGTTTATGGTGGCCCTAACCGGCACAGCGGGCCAGACTGCTAACAGGTCAAATACGCTTAAACCTTGCCACACATTACAGTGCTTCGCGGAGGGTAGTCACGCTAACACCATCGCGCCCATGTGTTATAGGCGTTTGCGATTCTTTTTTTAACTGCCTAATTTTGTTTCTGTACATAGCAATAATTGCCCTGTAATCGTCAGGTGTCAATTTTATTTTTGGGTCATGTGTGTTTTCCAATTCTTCCACTTTTCCCAATCCTATCTTTTTGATCAGATTAACTCTGTATTGCGCTGTAACAGTCTCTGTTTTGACGTTGTGGCCTATAAATCCACCATTGCATATCTTGCACTGCTTGTGAACGTTAAGCTCATTAAACGCAAGCCAGGGCCTTGCTCCTCGTGATAAATAATGCCCCGCATCCCATAGTTGAGTTAACCCAGAATTGTACAAATAAACATCATCGGCATCACACGAAATACAACGCAAATCTTTATCACGCAAACGGATAAACTCATTAAATACGCGCTGCGCCTTTGGCTTTAGTTCTTTAACAGTAAGTAATTTTTCTTTTGCTTTTAAGTGCGCTTTCTTTTTGTAAGCTTCAATCCTCTTCTTTTCGTGCTCAGCTCGTTTTATTGCATCAGCCTTTCCTTTAACTAACGCACATGTGTAGCAGCGCGGCTGCGCAAACTTGAACGGCTGAAACCATTCTTTACAGTCTTTGCATTTTCTTTGCTTGTACATTATTCTGCGTAATCGCCTTTTAATAAATTTTGAACAAATGTTTGAACCATCCACAACCAATCTTTGCTAACAGGCTGCTTCCCATCTAATAGACCGCCTCCATAAATCGACATTAAACCATCTTTGTCATAGCCTATGATTATTCCACATTCAATATCTTTAGCCGCGTTTTCACAAACTATTCTAAAATCATTGGATGGGAAAATATCAACTACCTTCTTGTTATCCATAATTCCTCACATTAACGAACCTTTTTAAATTAAACCAAATAAAAACAACAACTTAAAAACCACCCTTCCGTATTTAACGAACACGTCTACATCTATACAAGTTCATTAAATAAAAGTGTTAAACGAACTCAAATTCTAGTTCGCTCAAATCCATATCTAGTGTTTCTTTATCTGTGTGAACACAATAATCATGGTTAGATAACCAATTGAAATTAACTATCTGCCACTTCCAGCCGCCTTTGCATAAAACCCTGCGACATTTTCTTATAACTATTGTGTCTATGTCATATATAACACCGCCGCTACATCCTATGCCATTTCGCAATGATGAAAATTTTATTTTAACCGGTGCATATAATTTTGGTAATTTCATAAGTTCCTCCTTCGTTTAACTACTAGCCGCATCGGACAAGCCGCTGGGCATGGGGTTAGGCGTCATTACTCTTGTCGTAATTGTTGCCTATTTTATTTATTAATCCATTACCAATTAAAAATGCTACAGTTTGCGCCATGCTCAAAAAAGCTAATTTAACTAAGCTGAACTCTAAGCCTAAAACGCCACTCCAACCCATGTACAAAACTATAAAAATACATATCGGTATGATTATTATATGTGCTGTCAATCTTTTCATTTTTTTCTCCAATTTAGTTATCAAAACGCCTAACAAAAGCATTGTTGGCTGGCACAAGTGCCGCAAAATAGCGGGGTTATGTGAATTCAATAGCGTATAGTGCTGCCTTTAAAAAGCAGGCCCCCGCATACAGTACCAGTTACAGTTTTTCCATTTGAGTTTTTTGCAGTAAATCCAGTATGATAAGTATCGTCTTTCCCGCATTCAAAGAATTGGTATCCTGTAAATTTAATATCAGTAAAGCCTTCATTGTCTAATGCTTCAAATGCTTTGCCTTCATTTGTGCATCCACATAACAACGCTGCTAAAAGGACAGCACTTGCCAGTATTTTAGTTTTGTTCATTTCAGTAAATCCTCATTGTTAATTAATTTTGTCATGCTGCCTTTTGCAGTCAA